AGCAAAAGAACTGCTGAAACAAAAGGGAGTTATTGTCCAGTGCAATGATGGATTAGATAAATACGGCAGATGGTTAGTGGAGATTCAGCTTCCAGACGGCAGTGACTATGCACAAATCATGGTCGAGGAAGGGTTAGCAAGAATATATGATGGTGGAACGAAATCGACAGAACCTTGGGGATAACATTTTTCAGATACCATTTACGCATCAGAATGTAACAGACGCTGCATATCGAAAAAAAATGATGGGTACGATTTCAAATTCTGTACTAAAAGGTGAAGGTACATTTTCTGGATTCGTTGCAGAGGAAGCAGCTAAAGATTTCTTGAATGCCGAACTGGTGAACCAATACGGATATGATTTACTTTGGAACAACTATAAAGTAGAAGTTAAAGCTATTTCACTGGCATTTGCCCCTATAGAAACACATCATGTCAGGATACATGAAACAAGTTTCCATCAGAATCCTGATCTTTTTGTATTTTTATGTGTTCAATATCCTAATAAGGAATACAAACCAAATGAAGTAGTTGCTGTTTGGATGCTTGGTGCTATTAAACGAGATAAATTTTATCAAAGAGCAGGGTTTGCAAAAAAAGGTAACCCAAGTTCATTTAGTCCAGTATTGCAGAAAGAGTCTGCATTTATTCTAAAAATAAATCAACTATCAAACATTTCTAACTATGCTATAAACGAATTAAATTTCACAAAACAATATTCATTTAATGATTTCCTAAAATAAATAAGACCCTATATAGGGTCTTATTTATATATTTATATATATGTATATATATTAACTAATTACTTTAACACGAGTTACAATGGTTTCCTTAAATCCATTATATTCATTAGTGCCTTTTATTGTGCATTTAATACTGGCTTTTTTCTCAGCAAAATTTAGTTCAACTGGTGTATTTGATGAAGAAAACCAAGTAAGAAGGTTTCCATCATCTGTTCCCATTTTAATAATATCTACAGGTCCAAATGCGTTTCCAGTTCTGGTAATTTTTAATACTTCTACTGTTGCAGTAATCTTAGTTCCTGTTTCGCCTTGAAATTGCGAATTGCCATATTTATCTGTAAACGTAGCAACCTTTTCTGCTTTTTTAATTTCTTTTTCCATGTGGCGTAGGTAAGAAGCTATTAGCGAGCAGGCTAAGTTAAATTCTTTGTCTCGTGCATATCCTCGCTCGGCAATGATAGAAAGATTTCTTAGGTAATCTTGGTTATTGTCGATTCCATGATTTTTAGCCCATTCTATCGCATCATCAAAGAGCCCATTCTCTTCTGCTTCTAATGCTTGGTTGTAAGGGCTATTCTTGCCTTTTTGTAAATCATTCCAAATTGTTTTTATTTTATCTTTATTCCCTTCATGTGTTATGCGACTCACTTGGTTTGCTGTTGTGGATTGTCCAATCTGTTTATTGCCAATAGAAACCCATCCCCACCTCTGAATCATTACATAAGTTAAAAAGCTAAGTTCTTTTATTCTATGAATTAATTCTTCTCCATCACCTTCACCTTGTCCATTTGCACTCCATAAATCCAGTCCATCAAAAAATTCATAAAGATCAGCAAGTTGTTGTGCAGTAATTTCCATATCTCGTGCTGATGTTCCAAGAAAATCTTTTACACATGAAGAACCAATACCTTTATATTCTTCATCTTTTCTTACTACTATTAATGATGCACGAGTTCTGTTGGTGTTGCAGTGATCGCAAAACCCAACTCTTTTTAATAACCTTGCAGGAATATTTTCGTTTGGTGCTGATCGTGAAATCTTATCCGAATCGATCACTCCAACAAAAGCATAACCACCAACCACAGGCACTTCTCCAGTAACTTTAACGATTGAAACTTCTATGTATGCTGTTAAAAGATTCTCAGGTGTTTGGAATAATTGACTTGGGTTTTTTATTTTTTCAAGTCTGGATTCTATATCGCCATTGATGAGCGAGTCATCTGTTGAAGGGATTTGCAATGTGCTTCTATCTATACCAATAAGATCGGAATGTTTAACGGCTCTATTTGATACTTTCACTTCTGCCATTTCGGTTTTAATAATTTCTATTGTATAACCAGATACTCCTAATTTGGTTGCAATTTTATTAACTTTTTTAAGTTTCTTTTCTAAAGCAGGAATAGAATTAGTTGGTATTGAGAAGGTTTTTTCCATTTCTTTTTCCATTTCGTTTTCCATTTTCATTTTAATCATTTTAATCCTTTCTATATTGAACATATGATTATTTTAAGGGTTTAACTTGTATATGTCAATACTAATTATATACTAATTTTATATCTAATTTTTACAATTTTTTGATTTTCTGATAATTTTGTGCTATTTTTTGATTGGTATCATGCCACTCGCTAGATACCTCCTTGTGATTATAGAGGGATACGTTTGCTATCCCTCTGTAATCGAAGAGAAAAAAGAGCAATAGAGTCCAAGCGACCAATTGCATTGAGCGACCTAGAGTCCAGTTGAAGCAGATTAACAATCTGTATCGGTGGGCTTTTTTCATTTAGTCCACAGAAAGAATGAGGATAAATGGAAAATAAATTAGGTCCAAAATATCCAAAACGGACTGCTCCTCTTATGCAGTCCAAATATGTCCGACCAGAAATGAAAATCCTTGATGCTGAAAATGGTCGTATTCATGCAATAGTTTCCACAGAAACACGAGATCGGGATGGCGATATTATTCGTGCTTCTGGTTGGGAACTTGACCGATTTAAAGAACATCCAGTTCTTGTTTCATCTCATAACTACGGAAGACTTGACAGCATTATTGGTGAATGGGAAGAAATTTCAGTTAACGGAAATCAACTGGAAGGCGTTGCAAAATACTACATAGGACAAGGAAATTCAGAAGCCGACTGGGGTTTCAATCTTGCTATGAAGGGCAGAGCAGCATATTCCGTTGGCTTCATTCCTGATATGTCTGAAGCAAAGGAAATAGCAGGAAGCACTCGTGGATTTTCTGGATGGGAATTTAATAAACAGGAATTGCTAGAGGTTAGCCATGTAACGATTCCAAGCAATCCTGATGCTTTACAACAAATTAAAAGTATTGCAGCCCATCCTATTGTAAAAGAAATCATAGAGGAAGAACTTGGCGATATGCGACATGAAGAAGTTATTTCAGACGAATGGATTGCTCGTATAGCTGAAAAGTTGGGTCCTTTATTAGCAGAGATAATTATGAACCAGTTTAAGGAGGGTTACATGATAGAGGTTTTAGAACCAACACCTTTAAAAATGCAAGGTGATGATGACGAAGAAGAATCAGAAGAAGAATCCGAAGATTCTGATGATGATGGTGGTGAAGAAGAAGCATCTGAAGAAGAAGAAGAAACTGTAGGTGCAGAAGCTTTACTTGCTCATGTTGACAGTATTATTGAACACGCATTGCGACAGGAGGCTTAAAATGGCTGATATAACAACGCAAGCACAGATAGAAGAATTGGAGAATGATCCTTCTCGTTTTGACGATTACATTAAGGCAAAGGCTCTTGAGATATCACAAGGAAACGAGAAAAATGCTCAAATGCAACGCAATATTTTTCCAGTTGAGGATGATTCCAGTTCAGAAGGATGGAAGTCAGCAGGTGAATTTTTCGGTGCATTACACGCTACAAATCGTGGTGTTTATGACGCACGATTAAAGGCTTTAAATGAAGCTGAAGGCGATCAAGGTGGATTTCTTGTTCCTGAAGAATTTAGAAATACACTTTTAAGTCTTGCTCTTGAGCAGTCAATAATCCGACCAAGGGCAACAAGAATCCCAATGGCAAGCAACACAGTACGAGTTCCATATATTCGTGATGCCAGTCATGCAGCAACTGTATTTGGTGGTGTTCGTGGATATTGGGATAGTGAAGCTGCAACTGCTACTGAATCAGAACCAACATTTGCACAACTCCAGTTAACTGCCAAGAAGCTTGTCGGTTATACTGTTGTCAGCAATGAATTATTGGCTGATAGTGCAATCGCTCTTGAAGCATTATTGCAGGCACAATTCGGAGCAGCCCTTGCATACTTTGAAGATGATGCTTTTATAAATGGTGATGGAGCAGGTGAACCTCTGGGAATCCTTAATGCTGATGCTCTTGTAACAGTTGCAAAAGAAACAGGACAAGCAGCAACAACACTTTCTTACCAGAATGTTTTGAAGATGTATAGCAGAATGTTGCCAACATCCATTAGCAGAGCCGTCTGGATTATGCATCCAGATACATTCCCACAGATTGCTCAAATGAGTTTGAGTGTAGGAACAGGTGGAAGTCCAGTGTTTATTGCCAATGCTGTTGGTGGTGCTCCGACTTCATTGTTCGGAAGACCAATAGTCTTCAGCGAAAAATGTCAGACACTCGGAACTAAGGGTGATGTTTACTTTGCCGATTTAAGTTACTACATGATAGGGGATCGCCAAGCCTTAACAGCAGCAGCATCTCCTCATGTGAAGTTCACAACAGATCAGACAGTCTATCGCTTCATTCAAAGGCTAGATGGTCGCCCTTGGATTGATACTGCTATCACTCCACGAAACGGATCAAATACACTTAGTCCTTTTGTTGCATTAGCAGCAAGAGCATAAGGGGAGGTAAATATGTCAAATTATAGTTTAGCAGAAGACGGAGTTTGGACAATTTTGGAAACTGCCGATATCGGTGGAACGAATACAGGCTCGACTGGAAACTGGGCAACTTATCTATCAATGGCAGGTTTCGATCGTGCAGACGCTCATCTTGAAATTGGTACATGGGATTCAGGAGATGATCTTGATACCTGCAAGTTTCAACAGGCAACGGATTCATCAGGAACTAGCGTAAAAGATTTAACAACTTCAGCATCTGGTGGAAATTACGATACCGATAATCCAGTTGATGCTGACGGAAATACTGTTCATTTATCTATACGAGCAGAAGACCTTGATACCGACAACGGATTCACGCACATAAGGGTATATGTTGCAGAAGGTGGAAACACTGGTGTCGATAATATATCTGGTGCAATTGTTCGGTATGCTGCTGCAAATAAGAGAAAAGAATTAGCAGGTGATGCGAGTAGTGGTGCAACTGTTTATGTAACACCAAGGAGTTAATGTATCCCACTAGATGATCTGCCGACATCTAGTAGATGCTTATTTCCCCAATGCTCTGAGGGGGCAGCGTTAAAAACTGCCCCTTCAAAACTAGCAACAATCGTTAGAACCGAGAAAAGCTATAGGAGGCTAAAATGGCTAAAACGGAACTATTTGTAAGACAGCAGAATGGAGGAATCTATACTGTTGTCAACGAATCATTAACCACTGGAAACATCTTCTTTGTTGATAGTGGTTCTTCAACTGGTGGAACGAGTGCAGGATTTGGGAATAGCCCAGATGCTCCATTCACCACAATCGACTCAGCAATTAATCAATGCACAGCTTCACAAGGTGATATCATTTATGTTATGGCAGGACATAGCGAAACCTTAACAGGTGCATCTGCTATAACCTGTGATGTTGCAGGTGTAAGCATTATTGGATTAGGTCGTGGAACTGATCGACCAACTCTGCTTCTTGATGCAGGAGCATCAGTAACTATTGTCGTAAGTGCAGCGAATGTCCATTTTGAAAATATAATTTTCAGTGCAGGTCATGCAGACATAACTGTTGCAATTGATGTAAGTGCTGCGAGTGCTACATTCCATAAATGCGAATGGAAAGAAAATACAACAGCAGAAAACTTCCTAACCTGTATCCGAACTTCTGCAGTCGCTAATGCTTGTGATGGATTATCCGTTACAAATTCTGTGGTTACTGATGTTGATACGGCTTGTGTCAACTTCATCACAGTGCGAGAGGATATTGATCTGCTTATAATGAATGACAACTTTATCGAGTTGGGCGTTCAGGATAGTAATGCTATTATCGGTGTTGCATCTGGAAAAGACGTTACTAGCTGCCAGATTTTACGCAACTACATTTACCGATTAAATACAGCAGGCGATCTGCTGATTGATTCCGATACAACTGCAAATTCAGGACTGATTGCCCATAACC